TGTTACTCCTCCAATTCTACATATAGAGTTATCTAATGGGCTTATCGTTGAGCGAAAAGGCGTCAATGGTAGCTTAAAGGTCATAGACCCGCAGGGGAATAAAGGCGGCCAGCAGATTTTAAATGAGTTTGTAGCACAACTTGCTTTAGACCTGCCAAAATTTTTGAATGCAAATAATAAAGAAAAGGCCAATGCTCTTTTGCAGATAATCGGGATCGGGGAAAAACTTTACCAGTTAGATGCTGAAGAACAAAGAATTTATAACAGGCGATATGAAGTTGGGCGCATTGCTGACCAAAAGAAAAAGTATGCTGCTGAACTTGAAATGTATCCGGATGTTCCGAAAGAACTCGTTTCTGCAGCTGATCTAATTAAGCAGCAGCAGACGATACTTGCCAGGAACGGCGAAAATCAGCGCAAGCGGCAAATGTGCCGGCAGTATGAAGAAGAATTAGCTAAAGCACAGATTGCTTTTGACGAAGCGAAAAACCGGCTTGAAGACGCTGAAGCTGCAGTTTCGGTTGCCCGTAAGTCGGCCGCAGATTTACAGGATGAAAGTACGGCAGAACTGGAAGCGAATATCTCTGACATAGACCGCCTGAATATTAAAATCAGGGCCAATATGGACAAGGAAAAGGCTGAGATCGAAGCTGAAGAATATAGTCAGCAATATGATGAACTGACAAAATCAATCGAAGATATTAGAGAGCAGCGCTTAAAGTTGTTGGAAAACGCAGACTTGCCGCTGCCGGAATTGTCTGTTGAAAATGGTGAGCTGATTTATCGTGGGAATAAGTGGGATAACATGAGCGGCAGTGAGCAGCTTAAAGTAGCTACTGCTATTGTCCGCAAATTGAATCCGAACTGTGGTTTTGTGCTCATGGATAAGCTGGAGCAGATGGATCAGGATACTTTAAATGAATTTGGTAAATGGTTAGAACAAGAACAGCTGCAGGTAATCGCTACACGTGTCAGCAGTGGCAAAGAGTGTTCGGTCATTATCGAAGATGGTTATGTTAAAGAAGATAATAGCCTTCTGGATGAAGGCGCAAAAACATGGAAGAAAGGTGAGTTTTGATGAAGTTTCAAATTACCAGAGGGCTGATTGTAAAGCCGCAAAAAGTTGTAGTTTATGGTCCTGAAGGTATTGGCAAAACTACTTTTGCCGCTGATTTTCCGGATCCGCTGTTTATCGATACCGAAGGCAGTACGAATGTCTATGATGTTGCCAGATTACCGGCGCCGACTTCTTGGACGATGTTGCTGGATGAGGTTAGAGAGGTTATCAAAAATCCAACCTGCTGTAAAACATTGGTTATTGATACGATTGACTGGGCAGAACAGCTTTGCGTGGGTCATGTATGTGCTAAAAATGGAAAAAATGGGATCGAAGATTTTGGTTATGGCAGTGGCTATATTTTTGTAAGGGAAGAATTTGGACGCTTTTTAAATCTGCTTTCTGATGTGATAGAGGTTGGGATCAATGTTGTTTTAACAGCACATATGCAGATGCGTAAGTTTGAATTGCCTAATGAAGGTGGAAGTTTTGACCGGTATGAGCTGAAGCTTGGTAAAAAGACTTCATCGCAGACTGCTCCGCTGGTCAAAGAGTGGGCTGATATGCTGCTGTTTGCCAACTATAAGACTATCGTGATCGCACAGGATAAGGACGGGAAGAAATGCAAGGCCGCCGGTGGTGAGCGGGTAATGTATACGACGCATCATCCTAACTGGGATGCAAAGAACAGGCAGGATCTACCGGAAGAATTACCCTTTGATTTTAAAAGTATTCGTGGCTGTTTGGTTTATTCCAATACGGAAGCTTTGCAGCCTGTGTCGCAGCCAGTTGTAATGCAGTCGGAAACGGTTGCGGCGCCGGTTGCTAGTGCCACTGCAATTATAGATACGCCTTCGGGACTAATATCTGTAGATCCAGCTCTTATTCCTGTAACAGCATCAGATGATACAGTGACTGTACAAACGTCAGAAGTAATTCCAAGTTGTGTGCCAAAAGCATTGGCTGATTTAATGGCGCTGGAAGGGGTAACGCTTGCAGAAATTCAAAAGGTTGTTGCCCAGCGTGGCTATTATCCAGAGGGAACACCTTTTGAAAATTACGCAGAGGATTTTGTACAGGGATGTTTGATAGGAGCATGGCCCAATGTCTTTGCTTTGATCAAAGAGAACAGGGAGATACCTTTTTAAATTTAGAAAACTCAATGTAGTTTAAATAATATTGAATAGATAAAGGAGAATATAACAATGGCATTTGAACAATTAGGACAAGCAGTACCCGTAGAAGAAAGAGAATTAGGCTGGGACGATACTATCGAAAAGGAGAGCGCCGGTTTTATCATTCTGCCGGAAGGTGATTATGAATTTAAAGTATTAGAGTTTCAACGTGCCCGTCATGAAGGCAGCGAAAAGTTACCGCCCTGTAATAAAGCTGTAATAACTTTGGTAGTTGAAACACCAGAAGGCGAAGCCCGTATTAGGCATAACTTGTTCTTACATTCTCGGACAGAAGGTATGATTTCGGCTTTCTTTATCGGTATTGGGCTGAAAAAGCACGGTGAGCCTTTGAAAATGGATTGGCCACGTGTGGTTGGTCGAAAAGGCAGGGCTAAGATCGGTATCCGTATGCATGATGGTAAGCAGTATAACGAAATAAAACGCTTTTATGATCCTGAAAATACAGTGGCAACAGCACCTACTGCGGCAGCACCGCAGCAGCAGAACTTATATCAAGGACAGCCGCAGGCTACTCCTGCATTTCGTCCCGGAGCTTTCTAATGCAGCTGCGTCCATATCAGGAAGAAGCTAAACAGGCTATTTTTGATGAGTGGAATAAAGGAATAAACCGCACCCTGTTGGTATTACCGACTGGGTGCGGTAAAACTATAGTCTTTGCAAAGGTTACAGAGGAACGGGTTAAGCAGGGAGACAGGGTTCTGATTTTAGCGCACCGTTTTGAACTGCTGCAGCAGGCCTGTGACAAAATCGAGCAGGCTACAGGTTTAAAATCGGCGATGGAAAAAGCTGAATATACCTGTATAGGCAGTTGGTATCGGGTAGTCGTTGGATCTGTGCAAACTCTGATGCGGGAAAAACGCTTAAACGGATTTGCTAATGATTTTTTCGATACGATCATCGTAGACGAAGCGCATCATGTACTTTCAGACAGCTATCAGAAGGTGCTGGAGCATTTTGACAGCGCTAAGGTGCTGGGTGTTACTGCAACGCCTGACAGGGGCGATATGCGTAATTTAGGGCAGTGTTTTGAGAGCCTTGCCTACGAGTATACGTTACCCAAAGCTATCAAAGAAGGTTATTTGTCGCCGATCAAAGCGCAGACTATTCCTTTGAAATTAGATTTAACTGGCGTTGGCACCCAAGCTGGTGATTTTAAAACCGGTGATCTTGGTACAGCGCTTGATCCTTATCTGAATCAGATTGCGGCTGAAATGGCTAAAATTTGTATGGATAGAAAGACTGTAGTGTTCTTGCCGCTGGTTAAGACCAGCCAAAAGTTTAGGGATATTTTGAATGGTATCGGTTTCAGCGCTGCCGAAGTAAATGGGAACAGCGAGGATCGCGCAAAGGTGCTGAGTGATTTTGAAATCGGTAAATATAACGTGCTTTGTAATTCAATGCTTTTGACAGAAGGGTGGGATTGCCCAGCTGTTGATTGCATTGTTGTATTAAGACCAACGAAGGTCAGGAGTTTGTATTGTCAAATGGTGGGCCGTGGTACCAGACTGGCACCGGGCAAAGAAGAACTTTTACTGCTTGATTTTCTGTGGCATACTGAGCGGCATGAGCTTTGCAGGCCTGCTCATTTGATTGCCATAAACGAAGAAGTTGCCAAGGTTATGACGGAGAAATTGAATGAAGCTGCGTGTCCGCTTGATTTAGAAGTGGTAGAAAAGCAGGCTTCGGAAGATGTTGTTGCTCAGCGCGAAGAAGCATTAGCCAAGCAGTTGGCAGCGATGAAGCAGCGTAAGCGTAAATTGGTGGATCCGCTGCAGTTTGAAATGAGTATCCAAGCAGAGGATCTATCGAGCTATGTACCGGCTTTCGGTTGGGAAATGAGCCCGGCCAGTGAAAAGCAGCTGAAAACATTAGAGAAGTTCGGTATAAATCCGGATGATATTGATAATGCCGGTAAAGCTGCAAAAATCCTTGATCGTTTGGATAAGCGCAGAAGTGAAGGTCTGACAACACCGAAACAGATTCGCTTTTTAGAAGGTCGTGGGTTTCAGCACGTCGGGACCTGGTCTTTTGAACATGCCAAGAAACTGATAGACAGGATTGCTGCCGGTGGCTGGCGTATTCCGGCAGGTATTGAGCCACGGATTTACAAGCCTGAATAAAGGAGAACATTTATGGATAATAAATTAGATTTAATACCGCTGCTTGATTATATTGATCCAAGCGTTCTTGATTATCAGGAGTGGGTCAATGTTGGCATGGCCCTAAAGGCTGAGGGATATCATGTGAGCGTGTGGGATGATTGGAGCCAACGTGATGCTGGCAGATACCACGCAAACGAATGTCGAAAAAAATGGGAGACATTCAGAGGTGATACCAGCGCGCCGGTGACAGGCGGAACAATTGTAGCAATGGCAAAGGATAATGGCTGGACACCTCAGCTGCGTGACGATCACGAGCTTTCATGGGATGATATCATCGGGCAAAAGGATGATATGGTTTTGGTTGATAAGAATTGGATTGAGGGTCAGGAAATAGCGGACCCGGAAAACTGGGACCCAGTAAAAGAACTGGTAACTTATTTAGAAACCTTATTCGACAGCACAGAAAATGTTGGTTATGTAACGGAATCATGGCAAAAAGATGGTAAATATCTACCGTCAAAGGGTTGTTCTGATAGAACTGCTGGGCAACTCATTGAGCAGCTCAATAAATGTAAGGGTGATATCGGCGGAGTTCTTGGCGATTATAATCCTGAGTGCGGCGCATGGATACGTTTTAATCCTCTTGATGGTAAAGGCGTGAAAAACGACAATGTGACAGAATTTCGGTATGCGCTGGTAGAATCAGACAAAATGGATATTGCCAAGCAGAATGAAATTATCCGGACACTGGAATTGCCAGTAGCCTGCCTGATACATTCAGGGAAAAAGTCATTGCATGCTATTGTTAGGATTGATGCAGCAGACTATGCGGAATATCGTAAACGTGTTGATTATCTTTACGCTGTTTGTAAGAAAAACGGCCTTGAAATCGATACCCAAAACCGTAATCCTTCGCGGCTCAGCAGAATGCCGGGCGTGATGCGTCAGGGACACAAGCAGTTTTTAATTGATACCAACATCGGCAAAGCCAGTTTTGTAGAATGGCAGGAGTGGATTGAGGCGGTCAACGATGATCTTCCGGAACCGGAAAGCATTAGTGAGATTTGGGATAATTTACCAGAGCTGGCAAAACCGCTGATTGATAATG